ATAAAATAAAGGAGAAGAATATGAATTCATTAGTAAAGAAATTAGTTATGTTTTTAATCGGAGTTCAATTTATCTTATTAGGAATAAATGTTTTTTCTCAAGACTCTAAATTCACCACAATGGATCTGAATAGCGATGGACTTATGACCAAAGATGAATATTCAGAGTCATTCTATAAAAAGGATAAGAATAGTGATGGGTTTATTGCCTCTGATGAGATAAAAGGCAATATTGAGAAGTCCGATGCGGATGGTGATGGAACGATAAGCTTTGAGGAATATTTTTTAATATTTGATAGAAAGGATATTAATAAAGACAATCATCTTATCGAAGCAGAGTTTATATTGAAGTAAACCGGACATGTACCGGACATGTTACCGGACATGTATCAAAGGAGAGCAATGAATAAATTAAAGAAGGTTAATATTCTCGGTAAGATTTATACTATTGAATATGTCAAAGAGCTTCACGAAGTCGATATCAATGGTAGGGAGCAGTGTTTTGGCCAAATAGATTATGTAACAAAGTCAATAAGAGTTTATGATAGAGATCGAGCCAATGATGACATAGTGGAAGTATTGCTTCATGAAATCATTCATGGCATATGTAGTGAAATGTTAATACAAATAGAAGAGAAAGATGTTAATACTTTAGGAATAGTATTAGCAGACACATTAATAAGGAATAAGATTATTGATGTTAAATAGGAGAGTTTATGTGTGACGATTGTGAGAAAGTAGTAGAAAAAATAGAAGAATTAAATAAAGATATATCCTATCTTACCGATGTTGTTGAGATGATCAAAGAGAAGATGGAGAACGAATCTCTTCAGTCAGAGCAATATGATGAAAAGTGGGATACAGAGAACAAGATTTAATTTATGCCAAGAAAAGCGAAGCAAGTAGTTAAACTCTCTACCAAATTCAAAGAGCTGGTTGAAGTCAGTGATTTGTCTGAGGTAGAGGTATGTCTTCATGCTATTGAATTTTATATAGAACATTTGGATATTGATGATGATTATTTTGTTGGAGACGTTCATCATGCTGAGAAATTCAAGTTCTTTACTGAATATTTAATAGAAAATTTTACATCACAAATAAGAAAAGAACAGTTTAATACTATGTTATTCAGAGCTTTAGAAGAGCATGGTATTCAGAATGATGAAGTCCTTCATTGGTATATGCGAGAATTTCTTGGATTTAATATCCCTAGAAAGCCTGTCTGTAAATTACACGCCAAAGATTTCCACAAATTTGATTATCCTCATTGTGCGCCTTTCGAATATATAAGCGATATGTTTTTTGAAAGAGTCAGAAATAGTATTGCTTTTGCAAATCGAACAGGAGGGAAAACCCAAAATGTAGCTATCTTAAATCATTTAGATATGACTTTCAAACCGAACTGTGAGATTGCGTCTGCAGGAGCAATTATAAAACAGGCAGAAAGAGTTTATAGTTATTTTCTAGATTTTCATAGGAAGCCACCTTTGAATAACCTTTATTTAAAAGAACCAACAAAAAGTGAAACTTATTTTAAGAATAATGCTAAATTAGAGGTTATTACAGGGACTAGAACAGGTCTTAATGGTCCTCATCCAAACAAGGCTCGTATTGATGAGGTAGAGCTTATGGATTGGTCGGTTTTACAAGAAGGCCTTTCTATGTCTCAAAGCAAGGAGTATGATGGAGTTTTAATTCTTAGTCAAAATTCCTTCCTTTCAACGAGAAAATATGATAGCGGGACATTTCAACGGCTTCTAGATAATGCCGAAGATGGCGGAATGAAAATCTATTGCTGGTGTATTTGGGATGTCCTTGAGAATTGTGATAGGGAGTGCAAAGCAGATCCGGTCTACGGTGATTGCCCTATTCAGGACAAGTGCAAAGGAATGGCTCATCATTGCGATGGGTTTTACAAATTAGATGACTTTATTGATAAGGCTAGACTTCTAAGTAAAGATGTTCTTGATGCTCAGTGGTTCAATAAGAAGCCAAGTAAGGAAGCTGTTGTTTATGCTGATTATTTTGATGAAGAAGTTCATGTTGTAGATCCCTATACTAGACCTGACAGTGACCATGTAATGATAATGTCAGCTATTGACTTTGGATCATCTCCAGGGCATGATTTTGTATATCAAAAGCATTGGGTTGATTATTCAGATATTTTTAGAGCGTTAGAATATACAGATGACTCGGCAGAATTATCTTTTAAATTGAAGTTTTATATGTTTTATGAGTATAGGTCTGGAGGAAAAACCATGGCCGCTCATGCTTTAAAGATAAAAGATTCTCCTCATTACGAACAAAACGAAGTTATTTTTGCAGATCCATCGGCTAAACAGTCTCGATTGGATCTTTACGACTTGCACAATGTTAATACTTTTAGTGCAATTAATAGTGTTGAAGATGGAATTGATTTAGTCAGAAGTCATTTAGACCAATATCAAGATTATTCTGATAACGGTGATTCTAAGAGTTGGTTTTATATCTTAGAGAACTATCTTGATTGTGATGATGACACATTAGTAGGATCAGTAAGAGAATTTTCATTATATAAATACAACACTTTTTCAGATGGTAAAATTAATCGTAGAGCACCAATGCCTATTTGGGATCATGGACTTGATTGTATTAGATATGTGATACAGTCAGCTTATCCAGCAATACAAGAATTGGCAGTGCCTATTTATGAACGTGTAGATCAACATGGATATTGGGGATAAATATGGATTTTTTAAAGAAACGAAAATTAAAACAAACCTTAGAAATCGCAAAGCTTGAATCTGAGCTGGAACAAACAAAAAACTATAAAGAACAAACACAAGCATTACAAGAATATGTTACAGAAGTAATGGAAAAGTCAAGACCGGTAAGAGAAGATTCAGACGCCGGTGCGTGGATGCTAGCTGGTCAAGGATCTAATATGGGCGGAGATCAAGGGAAACAAACCTATGACCATTATGATATGCTAAATCAAGCTTATTATTATGAGAAACAAGTCCCTCACGGCAAAGCAATAATTAGGAATCTTGTTAAATTCGTATTGGGTGTTGGACCTATCGTTAAGCCTAAAGACAGTGACAATGAATTGGCTCAAGAAGTATGGGATAAATTCAAGAAGCTTAATAAATGGAGAACCAGAGAAAAAGAGATCGTAAAAAGAACATTGAGAGATGGTGAATCTTTTTTAAGATGGTTTCCGAATGAAGAGAATGGCGATTTAAAAGTAAGATTCATAAGAGCGAACACTGTTAAAACTCCTACAGACCTGAGACTATCAGATTATCCTGAAGAAAACATCTCTATGGGGATAGGTACAGATCCTGATGATATAGAGGAAGTAACAGCTTATTATGTTTGCAATATTGATGGAACCTTGAAAGAGAGGATTCCTGCAAGCGAAATAACTCATTTGAAGGTTAATTGCGATTCAGATGAAAAAAGAGGAACAAGCGCATTATTAGTAGCAATGCCTATGATCAAGAAATATAACGATTGGCTAGAAGATAGAATAGTTCTTAATAAGGTTCGCTCTGCAATAGCCCTTATCAAAACTATTGATGCGGATAGAGGTACTTTAGAATCTATTAGAGACACTAGAAAAAGTCAATACCAGGACGACGATAACCATAAGTTACAGGCTTATGCTAAAGGGACCGTAATAACCGCAGCAAAAGGAGTGAAGTACGAAATGCTTTCTCCTAATATTAATGCTCAAGATGTTAGAGATGATGGACGAGCTATGTTGGTAACTGTAGCAGCAGGAGAAGGTCTTCCTGAAATGTTTCTGACCGCAGACTTTTCTAATGCGAATTATTCCTCTTCTATGATTGCTCAAAACCCTTTTGTTAGAGAGATTGAAGATTGGCAGGACTTCTTCACTTATCTTTACGAAGAGGCGTTCGCAAGGTCTCAAGCTTCTGCTATGGAGTTTGGAGAATTACCAAAGCCTAAAAAATTAGATAAGAAAGGGAAAAGAGGGCAAGAAAACCAGCAATACTACTATTTAGATTATAGTGATTG